TTGTTGCTCGTTTGTCATGTCACGCCTCCGGGAGTGTTGGATGAGTGGTGTGTGTTGGGTTCAATCGTTTTCTCTTGAGGTAGGCATTCCAAAAAGCCCGGCGCAGGGCCGGGCTTTTCAGTAATGCGCTCCCGCTGACGGGTTGATCAGAAAGGCGCTACTGGCCAGTTGATCGTGTAGGGATAACCGGATTGCTTTTCTACACCGGCGACACCCACATAGAACTGCTTGAACGCCAGCAACAGCGCTTCTTCTTCAGAAGTGGCAACGCCAAGATCGATGCTGTACTGCAATGGATTCAACTTAAGCCAGCTAACCGCAGCTGTCAGAAAATCCAGTTTTTTAGCGGTTGCTTCATCGGCATGATCTTGATAGGTCAGCTCACTGAAAACCCAGTTAACAAAGTCTACAGTTGTAGCCTTCCAGCCCACCTGGACGGCTATGTTGTCTGTGACGTCAACCCAGTAACCATATACGCCGTTTGGATAGATAGCGGGTTTCTCATCAGCCTCGACAACCTCCAGAACTTTATGGACGGGGTCCGAATAAGCGTATTTAACAAAAGCAAAACGATTCATTTAATTCTCCTGATGGTATCTGGTAGCCAGTATTTATTTATGCCCCGTGCGCCAGCAAATCCACATAACTTGCTCGACGGTTATAAGCCGAAAGACACTTCAGAAATAGCAGCTGTTTTTCCGGTATACCAAATTAAAATGGCGCTACCGGCCAGTTGATTGCGACTGGATAGCCGGATTGATTTTTTACTTCACTAAGTTCGACGAAGTACTGCTTGTAAGAAATCAGTACCGCCTCTTCCGCAGGCGTAGCGATATCAAGATCTTTCTTGTATTGCAAAGGGTTGGAAATCAACCACTGGACGGCCTCCTCCTGTTCCTTTCGAATTCGGGCCGGGGCTATCAGGAGATAATCTTCGTTGGTCAGTTCCACAAAGCTGAACACGCTGAACCCATTATCCCAGGACTCCACCACCTTCCAGCCGACTTGCACTGTCGCATTACCTGTTGCATCAACCCACGTACCCGACACGCCATCAATCGGCGTAGTCGGAAGACCGCCCTCTGTATCCAGTAGCCGAATGACCACTGGAAAGTTCGTTGTGTAGACGTAACCTATATATGCATAACGATTCATTGTTGATTCCTTGTGAGTTACTTTCAGTGAACAACGTGTTTTTTGCTGATGGATTTTGCTTAATCAGTAAGGCGCAACCGGCCAGTCAATGGTCACCGGGTAGCCCGCTTGTTTGTCGATATCGCTGACAGCGATGCAGTAATTTTTGTGAGCAATCAGCAGCGCCTGCTCTTGGGGAGACGCCACGGCGACATCCACTTTGAATTGCAGGGAATTAAGTATCAGCCAGGAAGCAGCAACGTTCAGCAACTGCCATTTCTGCTCTTCAGCGGCGTTACGCAAATCCACGTCAGATGGCGGCGTAAACGTCCAGACCTCATTGAACGTTGCACCCCAGCCAACGAGAACTTCTGTATTACCGGTAATATTTACCCAAAAAGCTGACGCAGAGGCAGGCGCATCCGGAGCAACTTCACTCTCTTTTAGCTGAGTAACTTTGCTGTATTCAACCAATGCATAAAGATTCATTTACGTTCCTCGCTTTTGTTGTTTCATGGATATCGTGATGATATCTGGCAGGCATTCCAAAAAGCCCGGCAACTCGCCGGGCTTTTCAGTAATGCGCTCCTTCGCCTTCCTTCAAATCCTGTGCTCAAGAAGGAAGCTGACTTTTCGGCGCTACTGGCGCGGTACGAGTCCATTCAAATTGTTTTTCCGACCGCGGTCCCTGCCCGCCGGATAACTGCTTCTGGTGCTTTACGCTGTACACCCGGGTCAGTTGCCAACCCTCTGAACCGTTGAGGCCGGTTCATCGCTGCCTGTTCTTGTGGAACTAAAGAGCTTGTCTTGCCAGCCACTTTGTCGAGCGGCTTGGTGACAAGGATATGCATGGATGCATATGCAGTCAATGCGTAAATGCATTTTTTTATGCACAAGAAATGCGCGAATGCATGAGAGCCCCGCCACTGAAGGGTTTGCCGGTTTCGTCCAGGCGAAAAAAAACCCGCCGAGGGGCGGGCTTATCTGAAAACGGTTGGGTTAACGGGCGTACATGCCCCACCAGAAGACGTGACCGAGGATGACGATCTGCTCTTCCTGGATTTCCTGGAAGCTGTAGTCCTCGTCCGGGTGCTCGTCGCGATTGAAGCTGCGCAGGCGGATGCCTGTAGGCAGGCGATAAAGCTGCTTAACGCGCAGCTGGCCGTTGTGATTGATCGCGTACAAGTCGCCATCGATGATGTCGCCGATGCCGCACTTGCCCGCATTCACACCGACAGTGGCGCCGTCGCGCAGCACCGGCAACATACTGTTGCCGCGCACCGTCACGCATTTAGCCTGGTCAAACTGCACACCGTTATGGCGCAGGCTCCTCTTGCCGAAGCGCAGGCTGGAGCGCTCGCTCTCTTCAATGACGAATCTTCCTGATCCAGCAGCCAATTCAACCTCGCGAAGAAACGGCACCGACACCTCGTCGTCATCGACAGGGGTGTCGTCGTCCCACAGCATTATGTCCTTGAGTTCCGCGTGTACGTCATCACGTACGGCACCGGCCGACGGCGCGACATCCGCACGCCCGCGCAATTGATCGGTGCTCACGGCGAAGTATTCGGCGATCTTCGAAATGTGTTTATCCGAAGGATCGACGATCTTCCCGCTGAGAATCCGCGAGAGAGTGGATTGAGGCACGCCGGTGCGACGGTGGAGCTCCGTAGGGGAGATCCCGTGCTGGTCGAGCAGTGCTCTTAAGACGGAGGATACGTTGCGTTTTTGCATAACGCGCATAGTGCTTGAACTCTTTTGCGAACACAAATGCTGATTTGCATAAATAACGCATAAAGACTCATCGGCACCCAATCGTTTCACGGCTGCGACGTCCCAATAAGCCGTGGTAACCTAGCGCCAACTAGGAAACTTCCTACAAGTCCATCAGAACAATCTTATTTAAATCCAGCCTCCTTCAGATTCGACGCTGAAACGATTTCAGCCCGGAACAAGCAACTGTCGCCTGTGGCCCAGCCAGCAGGACTGGACAGTCGAGCGATCGATCAATACTGAGCCAACCATGACCACACCCCATGTAAAACAGCGCAAGAACAGCGACATTGAAGCGTTGCGTGCGCTGGCGATTGTCCTTGTCATCTTCGCCCACATTGCCTTGATCCTGTCCCCGCAATCGCTCTACTGGAACGTGCTGGCGGACTACCGATTCGGCTACGGCGTGGATATTTTCTTCTGCGTTTCCGGGTTCATCATTACCAAATCGATTGCCAGTGAGATTCCGGCCAGCCGCAGCTTTCGTGACTTGCTGGAGTTGTGCGTGCCGTTCTGGGTCAGGCGGTTCTGGCGACTGATGCCATCGGCCCTGTTCTGGATTGCGGTATCGCTATTGCTGTCTTATCTGTATGGCGGCAAAGGGGTGTTTTTGCAGTTGGAGATTTTCGTCCACTCCGCCCTCGCCGCTGCCTTGCAGTACATGAATGTGGTGTACGCCGTCAGCCGAGACACCGGTACGCTGGGTGATGCCGGGATTTACTGGAGCCTTTCCCTGGAAAACCAGTTTTATCTGGTGCTGCCGATCATTGCGGTGCTGGCCGGTCGGCGCTGGATGCCTGCAGTATTCATTGCGGTATTCCTGGCGCAGTTCTTTCTGACCCGGCAACTGATTCGCCCTACGCCCGAGTTGTGGGCGCTCCGTACCGACGCCATTTCCCTGGGCGTGCTGTTGGCCCTGTGGCACGGCAGCGAAAGTTATCAGCGCCTGGAACCAACCTTCCTGAAAAACAAGGCAGTGGTTGTGCTGTTACTGGCGGCGATGATCTGGCTCCTTGCCGCGTTGACTGCTCCTAACCCGCCCCTGCCCTTCGCCATGGGACTGACCGCTGTCGGCTCAGGTTTGCTGGTCTGGATCGCGAGCTACAACAAGGATTATCTGACGCCCAACCGCGCCTTGGCTGCCTTGTGCAACTACATCGGCTCGCGCTCCTACGCCATCTACCTGACGCACGTCATTGCGCTGTCGCTGGTCAGGCACTGGTTCTTTGCCGCACCTGGCGACACTCAGCCAACGCCTTTCGACGGTGGATACACGGCGTTGTATATCGGTGTTTTTGTCGCAGTCACTTTGTTGTTTTCCGAATTCAACTACCGCTACATCGAAAACCCGATGAGAAGGCACGGCGAGAAATTGTCGCGCAACCTCAAATCCCGATTTGCCGTGGCTTGAAAGTCGCGAAAGGGTAAAAAGCGTTGTGGTACGACGCACTTTTGCCCTCGCCGGCGAGTGAACCGCGCTTGTGCGGATCAACTGTCCACTACGCGCCTCACCAGTTCAGCCTTTGACTCGACGTGCCGCCGCGTTGGCGCGCTTGAGCCGATCGTTCCTGGCTTTTTTCTGATAATCGTCCTTGGCGCCCATGATGCCGCCTGCGGCGTGCACCCAGTCGGTGGCGGTGCAGCCGGAAAGCAGCACGGCAGTTGTAAAGACTGAAGCAAAGACAAGTACGCTTTTCATATTAAGTTTCCAACGTTAAACGATAAATAACCGACCAATCCCTTACTCATTCACCAGCCTTTTCAGCTTGGCTTCGGCCCGTTCGAGTTTGGCCTCATGCTTCTTGATGACTTTCACATCGCCGTACTGACGCGCAGCTTTCAGATGGTTTTGTCTGCGCCGAACTTCGGCCTCGGCCTTCTGAATAGCCCTTTCGTGGTCATCCTCTGCAGAGGGCTCGAGACAGTAACGCTCAACATTGGCCAGCGCCTGTTCCAAGCCGGTCTTGCGATAAACATTATCCGTTGCCTCTGCGAGATCTATTTGCCGAAGAAGTTCAGCGCGGCGCTGGGCGCAACTTTCCCGGGAATCGGCAAATGAACGATCAATCATTAAGACGCAGCCCACAGCCAGAGACAGACCCCAGAACAGATTCAATCTCATGAAACCAACCCCAAGTAACACTTCTCGCCAGAGCGCCCGCAAAAATAACTGATGCGATTCCAGGCATCTCGACTATTCAAGGTTTTCTGGACACCGGACAGCGCCGCTGAAACCATATCGCGACAGCGTGCCTTGCACAGTGGAAAGTGCTCAATCATCCACGCCATCGGCACATAAACATGATCAAAACATAACAGCACAGGTGTTTTGTCCGTTAACGTGGAAATACTGACTTGTTTCTCCTTGCCACCAATCGCTGCTGCGACAAAGACAGTACCGTCTCTATTGATTGCAATGGAACGTTTCCAGGCCGGAGCCTGGACGCCATGAGCACTGCGCACGCAAAACCAGAGCATTTGTAATAACCTCTTAATACCCTAAATGTCGTCGTATTCTTCAAGACAAGGAAAACAGCCGTGCTGCGCTGACTCTTAGGGACAGTCGCAAAGGCTGTTGTATTGACTCGAATCACAGTAACAACGCAGGCCCCAAAAGGCCTTACTGGCATCTTACTCAGTCTTACTTAGTCATTCCGGGGCCTTGCGCCCGAAGGTGATCGCTAGCGCGGGACGTGGCAGACGCCATTGATGAGATTGTTGATGTTGTAGTAATACTCGGCATCGGAGAAGTAATTGAAGGTCACCATACCGCCTTGGAATCCTCGTTCCATAAATGGCAGTTCATCTCCGGCGCTGTCTGAATCGAACTTCACAATCGATCGCGTCTTGAACAGGAATCTGGAAGTGTCCAGATGCGTTAGGGCTATGTCGAACTTGCGATCATAGGTAAAAACTTTGCCTTCGGGGGTTTTCACCACGTAATACACATAGAGGGCGCCTTCTTTCGGATCGATCGTCATGTCACCGACGCCATGCCAGCGAACTTTGTGGTCATGGGTGTGGACAAAATCGATGGAGGCAAAACACGGTGCACGGGGAATATCGCGATTACTCAGATAGAAATAACGGATCAGCAACACAGCGAAAATCAATACCGAAGCGAAGGCCGAAAGCGCGATTATTTTTTGCCAACGAGCTGGTAATTCACGCATATGGCCTCCCCTTTGCTTTCCGGCTTGATGCACTTGATCAGTAACTGGGAGAGTGGCTTTCGTACATAGTAATTGGTATCGGACAACACAATCGGCGGCTCGAATTCGCCGAGTGCTTTCACAATTTCGTCCTTGGACATCTTTTCACTTTCTTCCACATATAACTTCGCCTCGCCCTCTTGCCAGATAAGTTTCCACTCTTCCAGATCGGCGGGTTTCTTAAAATTCAACCAGGCGTAAAATAGCGGGAGTGCAATCGCTGGCACAACGAGCGCTGGCAACAGAAAGCGCCAGTAGCGGCGCGACGGCTGCGTCACTATGTTAAACACCGGCTCGTCAGGCGCTGGTGCCGCACTCTCGGATTCAGGCTCCGCCAGCTCGACGCTGACCAATCGAATCTCAGACAACAACACCACGCCACGGCGCGGCAGGGTTTTGAGGCTATCCCTTGGCAAACCGACTTCAGCGAAGTGCGTGCGAAGCATGTGCAGTGTCTTGTAATAACTGCTGTCGGAAATCACCAGCCCACGCTCGCCCCAGACCCGCGAGATCAGTTGTTCCTTATCGGTAACGCCAGTAATCAGCGCAAGCAACAAGTCACTTTCATTGCTGCCCAGACAGGCTGATTGCCCTGCCCGAGTGAGGGTCATTTTTTCCGCATCGTAATGGCAATCGCTCGATGTCCATCCAGAGCCGATGCCTTCAGACTGTTCCACGCTGCTTCCTCGACTGACCTACAACCCACGCATTCTGATGATTCGATAGCTTTTCGGCACTATAGGACACAATGCTGGGCCAAGCGGCGGCGCGTTGCTGCATCCACCTCAAAAAAACTTCATACTCAGCC